GTTCATATTGTCAAACGTGGTCGCAGTAAACGGTACCTTCGACCAACCACCACCCGGAACTCCATAAGGCGATGTCAAATATGCTCGGCAGTAAGCCCTACCACGAAAGACGCGCACACCGTCAATATATATATTGTGTGTGCTATTCGATGTTTTCGTAAGACGCAGAAAAGCGAAACGAGCACCAGCAGGTGCCAACGAATGATCGAGGCTCGTTGTGACCCAGAACCCGCCAGCGAAGTAGGCATTGAACACGACATAGGTACTGACGACGGTGGACCTATCCGCTTGCAGGTAAATGATCTCGGCCTTGAATCTATTAGCGCTGTCGAATGTGTCCGTCTGGAAAACAGCCGAGACGGAATACAGCTCACCCCCGCTCACCGGGAAGAGATAGCTTTCGACTATTTGCGGCGACGTTGCAGTGCTCCTGAAGTGAAGCGACTGATACCCGATGAGGACGTTTGTCGGATCAACGTAGATGTCTCCGGTCGGCCCCCACGTTGTACCAGCGCCCATACTCCAGCCGTCCGGGGGCCAACCGCTCGCACCGGTTATCACCCTGGACTGGTGCGAGAACTCGGGGTTGAGAAGTAGCGATCGACGCTCGCTCTCGTTGTTCCTATGAAAGCTCCCAATGCCGTAAGCATTCATCATAGTATAGGGAGTGATCAGGTTCGTGTACCCGTCGGCCGGTCCAGTAAAGTCGGCGGTGTTCTTGTCGGGTCCGCGCGCTTCGATTTCCAGCCACGTCATGTACCCGCCGGCCGGTTGCCCGCGCAGGTTGAACGTGGTCTGGCTCGTCTGTGCATCGAAGCGGTGCTCGTACCCGACGACCGCGAGATCCTGGTTCGTGTTTACGCGGTCATCGTCGGGCTCGAAGCGCAGCAGGTCTTCTAGCTGCACCGGCCAGAAGAACGGCACCGGCACCGACGCAACGATGTCGGGTTCTTTCAGGTCGTTGAGCGCCGCGTTCCCGAACCGGTCGGCCTCGGTCGATGTGTCGATCTGACTTGACGACGACTCGATCAGCTCCATGAACCTCACGCCGTACTTCGCCTGACTGGCCGCGTCGTTGTATTCGGACGTGGTGCGCGCGTCGCTCTTGCCGTACACGACGCGGATCTTGTTGCGGATGCCTCCGGCCTTGACCGCCAATGTCCCGAGGTCGTCATAGTCATCAGGCCCGAAGGTGTAGTCCGGTACAACCTTGGCACGGTCGGGCTCGTAGTACGTCAGCCGGAAAGCACTCGTCCCGTTGTCCCATCGATAGCGAACTTGGAAGCCGATCTGCTGCGCGATGACCCGCAGTGCTTCCATAACCGGCATTTTCTGCTGCACATACTCGAGGAGCGCGAACGCCGACGGCGTCGGAGTATACAACGACACCGCACCGAAGCCATTGTCGGTCAGTATCGATTGCATGACCGTCTCGCTGAGCACGCCGGCCGCGCTACCGTACACCTTCTGATCTTCGATGAAGGTCTGCACCAAGTCCGCGCTGAAGTCCTGGCACGTCAAGGTCAGCGTGTCGCTGCTCATCTTCCAGTCGACAATCTTCCCGTAGAACTGATCGATCCAGTCCCCAGCAAAGCCGGCCGGCTCCTGGCCAGGTCCCATCGTGCCGGTCTTGATCTCTATCTCGCGGCCGATGTCAATCAACGGCTCGAATGACCCGCCGTTCAAGTTCAATGGGCTATCGGTCCGCAGCGGGCTGATGCTCTGCTCGTCGTGTTCGAGTACCAGTTGCACCGTCGCAGTCATGCCGACCGCGTCGATGCTGTCCCTGATGGTGCATGCAAGCTGCCAGTTGTAGCCGTTCAGTGAAAAGAAGTTAACGAATGAACCACCGAAGTCCTTGATCCGCACACGGAACCAACCGGTCCGGTCCTTGAGTGCCAGGGCTACGTCTTGCTGTGCCGTGGTTGCTCGCATCAGCGCTCCCAGAGCTTGAACTGCAATTGCTGCGCGTTGTTCAAGTAATTGCCGCTGTCATCGACGTAGGGACGATAGTTCGTACCTCGTGCTTCGCCTACTACCTCCAGTTCTTGCTGGCACACGAAATCACCAGTCGCAATCAAGGTCGGTACTGCACCCATCGCACGCCCGGCGGCATACCAACCCGCGATCATATCTGGGCTGGCAGCGTATGGCGCGGCCAGAAAATCATCAAGCTTGCCGTTCCACGCATTGACCTCACCTATCTCACCGAAGAACAACTGATCATATTCCGTGTAGTCCGGGGTGAAGTCGGCCGAAGCCTGCGCAACACTGATGCCATCAATGAAGATCTCCTGTCGGTACTCGCCTGGACCGGCGACGGCACGGGAGACACACGTCACCATGTGCCAGCCACCATCCCAGGGGTTGACTACTTCCAATGTCGATGTCGCTCCGGTCGCAGCGTCCTTGATAATGAACTGCAATCGATTTCCGGCACCATGGTACAACCCACGGGCCCACAACTGCGCCAGACCATCCGACCTCAGGTAGAACGGATACCCGAGCGCGGTGCGTCCGAACGGCGGCCCCTTCGTCCAGAAGTTGAACGTCGTGTTCGGTGTGCGGAGGTACTTGACGCTAGTCACACGGAATTGCGGTATCCCGCGCGAGCCATCGACCCAGCCGGTGACCCAGTCCTGCACTTCGAGCTGGAGCCCGTCGGCATAGAAGGTGTACGCGCCGGACCCTTGATTGATGACATAGATCCGCACGTCCGCGCTTGCTGCTCCAAGTGTGATGTTCGCTTCGACTCGCGTCCAAGTATTAGCCTGCAATGTTGCGTTGACCAGCGTTCCGTTGGTTCCATTCGCCACGTCCCGCACGTACACGGTGACCAGCTCACCGCCGGAGTCGCCCTTCAAGTACACGCTGCCGTGGAGCGTGTCATTGATGAGGAAAGGACCAATCGGTCCGTTGACGTAGAAGCCAGAAGATGGCGCAGCAGCTGTGATTGTCTTGAGGCTCTTCGTCCCTTGCCAGAAGTTCGAGGTATCTCCAGACAACGTCGCACCAGCAAGCGCAAGGAACCCGGTCGGTGCGTTCTCGGCGTCGCGGCTGTCGGCGAGTAGTTCGTTCGTCGTTGAAAAGCTGATCTCCATGCTCCCGCCGTACTGCCCGGCGTCTAACACCGGATCACCGTCGGCGGCAAGCTCATCGTGGAGCGTGTATACTGGCGTGCCGCCTGACGTGATCCCCTTCGAGCTGTAGATGCTCGAATCGAAAGGCCAGATGTCGCCCTCGCCGTTGATCATGCCGACCAGTGCGTCGACGTCGCTCTTGGGGAGCATGATGCTCTGCATGTCGTACTCACGCTTGCGAGCCCGGATCTGCATTCGCGCCCCACCAGTATACGACGGACGCCGACTACCGAACTCGCGGTACCGTTTGCGAGCTGTGCCGAGCTGTACCGGTACTGGTGCTCCGTTCAACTTCAGAAAGTCGCTCATATCCCTACCCTCGCACCACCGAGCGCAACCATGCCGGTCGCTGCTGCCCTACTGGTTGGCCGTATACTGCCGGTGTTCATGAATGACTCTTGCTCCGACTGCTCCTGCATCTGCTCAGCGAGTTGCTCCGGGTCGTCTGCCACAACCGTGACCTGATCAATCTGGAACATATTACCGCCGGTTGTTGGCGACAGTCCACCCATTGCACTTAGATTAGCCGCTGGTGTTTCGATCGCCCTGAACCGTTCAAGCGCGACCTTGAAGCCCTCGGGCACGTTGCGCATCGTCTCGTTAATCTCGGCCAGGTTGTCGTTGAGCGTGTCGGTCTGCTCGGTCTCGCGTGTACGACTCTTGCGGAATTTCATCCGCCCTTCGGCATCTTCATCAGCAGCCTTCTGTTTGATTTTCCTTTCGTCATCAGTAGCACCGCGCAAGTTCTTGAGCGACTCGCGCAGTCCGCTGGTATCGATGGTCAGCTTGATTTGACCGAACGCCTCGTTCGCGGCGGCCTCGGCCTGCTCTGCAGTGAACCCGGCGAGCATCAGCTGGATCTTGAGGTTACGCCTGGCCGCTTTCTGGAACTTGCTCAGGACCTTATTGATACCCTTCACCAAGAAGTTCCACGCCTCGAACACAGCCAAGAAAAGTCCGGTCAACATAATCGCAATGACGCGCATGATCCCGCCGACTACGTTGAGCACCGGCCCGAGAAGTTCGAGTGCTGGCTTGAGCACCGAGTTCAGGACCTGGATGATCGGGTCGAGCACGTTCGCGATGTTGTCGAACGCATCGTTGACGATCTTGATCGTGTCCTGGAAGGAATCAGTCCGCGACAACAGTTCGGCCGCGAGATTCATCAACCCCGGCTTGATGCCAGTGTCGAAGCCCTTGACAATACCCTCGACGGCGTTGCCAACGTTGCCAAACGACTTGCCGAGCTTGATGAGTGAGTCGGTGAGAGCATCCTCGCTCGCCCAGAATCGCTCGTGAGTCTCGACCGCCTTTGCCATGCTGTCTTGAGCCTTGACGGCCGACGCCTCGAGAGCTGCGAGTTCACGATCCGCTTCGGATGCAAAAATAGTCGTGCGAGCCGCTTTTCCTGTACCACCAGCACCAGTGGGCGGTGCCTTTGCGGTCGTCGCAGCTGCCAGACCTTTCACCTGGTCTATGAGATCTTGTACGTCGAATCCCATACCGGCGAGTTTCTCTTTACCGAACTCGAGCGCAGCACCAAGAGCCTTAGTCAGCCCTGTCTGCATGCTGATACCAAGAGACTTGGCAGCTCGAGCGAGATCATCCCCGAGCGCTTTCACAGACGGCTTGACAAGCTCGAGACTCTCCTTGAGGGACTCGGCTATGGTGAATTCGGCAACAGTCTCATCGAGAGCCTGCTTTAGAGCCTCGATCTCGTCGGCTGACTTGCCAGTCGCGAACCCAAACACCGTGATGATACCACGTCCGATGGCACCGAACGTCGTCTTGAAAATCTTACTCAGGAAATCCGAGATCTTCGCGAACTTGTCCCGGATGAACTTGGTGGCGTCCCGTACGGCGTCTCTCACACCACCAAGATTCGTCTCCCAGGCTTCCCTAATTGCGAATGCCGCGAAAGCCACAGCAGCAGCAATAGCCACGAACTTTATAAGCGGCAAAAGCGCAACACCTACGATCACAGCCATCGCCTTGAACCCGGCGATAATCATAGGCAACACCACAGCAAACCCGGACAGTGCAGCGATGACACCAGCAACAGCAGTAGCACCAAGCACAAACTGCGCGATGGTCTTTTTCGTTTCGGCGGGCAACGATTTGAATTCTGCGGTTAGGTTGGTGATGATGTTGGTGAGTGATTTCATCCCGTCAACAATCGGGCCCTGCACGATCTTGCCCAGAGCCTCACCAAAATCGCCAAGCGCGTTCGTCATCTGTTGAAACGCCACACCGGCCGTCTGTGCCAGAGTCTGCGCGGCTGGGCCGGTGTTCTTATCGAGCGCTTGCATCAGGATGTTGACGCGATCAGCCTGGTTGGCCATCTTGAACTGGGCCTGCTCGGCTTCAGTCATCGTGATGCCGAAACGCCGAAGTTCACTGGCGGACCCAGACAGCGACTTACCTACAGTGATCGCTGCTTGGGATAGGTCTTTCTCGTACAGAGCCGCGATGTTCTGTACTCTGGGTATCAACCCGATGATTTGCTTTTCAGTCAGGTTGAAAGAAGTGAGCATCGCCGCTGCAGTGATGGTCTGCTCATCGCCAAACTGCGTGAGCTTCTGTAGCTCACCCGCGTATGCCTTGATCTTCTCGGCGTCGATCGACTGTCCGGTCCCTCGGATAGCAGCGGCGAGCTTGAGTTCTGCTTTCTCCTGGTTGGAGGAGAGCGCAGTAACCGTCGCCAGCGCACCAGACAACCCAACAAACGCAGCACCAGCAGCTGCGCCAACAGTTTTGGCAGCAGAGCCCACAGAGCTTATGCTCTGCTCGGCCGATTTCATCTTCTTTTCGAAATCAGCCGTCAGTGCTGTTAGCTTAACACCAAGGGTACCGAGAATGTCACCGGGCATCGTTACCTATCCTCCCCTGCCCGGTTGTCCGCTCCTTCAGTGTAGCGATCTAGCGCTTCTTTCGATCCGAATGAACGAACATCCCGGCCAGAACCCAGGAGCGTACTGACGGTAACAGTCGGCGTGCTCTTCGACCAGCGAAGTCGGTTCATAAGATTTGCACAATGCCAAGCCAGCATCTGCATCTCCTGTCTTCGCCGTTCTTGGAAACCTCTTGCCCATACCGTTATCTCGTACGGTGTTAACTCCCAGAATTTATCTGGTCCGATTCCTGTAGCTCCAGCTTGAATCTTGAGCTGTTCCCAACTCCATCGGAAACCGTGGTTGCCGGAACGGCTAGATCCGGCTTTTCCACGTTTCCCTGGTCTGGGCCCCCAAGAGACAAGTTGAGAGCATCGGCGATCTTCATGGTGTATTCGGACAGTTGTGACAGGTCCATCCAGTCACCAACCTGGTCGATAGTGAGTCCTTCCCGACTCGCTTTCAATCCCGAGTACAACGCACCTCGAATGAACTTGATACCGAAAGCCTGCGCGATCCCATCTTCACTCGAAGCCAACTGACCTAACTTGGAAAGAGTCAAGCCAGTCTGGTCTTCGAGTTCCACGAGTGCATTGGCGTCAAAGCGCAACACGAGCTGCTTGCCGCCGATCAAGATCGGTACCTCTCCTTTGTGACGATTAGCCATTGTTCTGTCCCCTTCCTATAGTTGTTCCCCCACTACCATTAAGGAATGGTAGTTTGTGTGACCGTACCAGTGCTCTGTACGTCGACCGAAAGCTCCGAGATGCCCTGCGTCGGTGGGCTGATCTCCAGGCTGTTGAAATTCGAATCGAACTCGAATTCCTTGGCCGTCGAGGTATTACCCTCAGGACGGACGCGATGGCGAATGCCAGTCCCACTGAAGTAGGAACTGATCAGCGCCAACTGACCTGCATCAGCCTTGTCGTACTGACAGGTGTATGTCAGTGTGACTTGGCGGTGTCCGCGCAGGTCCACCTTCCAGATGTCGTCGCTGTAGGTTGTTGCGTCATGCAGATCTTGCGGCAACGAGAGCGCGAGATCTTTGGCTTCACCAACGGTCAGCCACGTGGTACCACCATCGGTGCTTACCTCGAGGGTAGCAATTCTCCCAAGATATTCACTCATCGCTTCCTCCTATTACCGCAGGAACTTAACAGCTGCGAAGCTGAAAGAGTCCTCAGTTGTGATGTCAATGTATACATTCCCATCGCTCTGGTTCCACAACGCTGTTGGGAACGGCCCAGCGATGCTGATCTCGCCGTTCGCAGTGCTAACAGTCAAGTCACCAGTACGTCCGAACGGGTCGGCCACCGAACTGAACACAGCATCCTGCGGACTCGCGCCAGCATTGTTGATCAGTACAAGGACGTCGCCGTCATTCGCGAATTGCAAATCGTTCGCAGCGACCCCCGCAGTGAATGTCACATCCTCAAGCTCCGGAGAAGCCAGGCTGCCGATGGTCTGAATTGACAAAGTATCTCGTGCCATTGTATTACTCCTCTTCGGGTTCAGGGATATCAAGCCCTGGGTCTAATTCCTCGGACGCTTCCTCGTCCAATTCCGTTACGGTGAAAGTGTAAGCTGGCGGATCCGGCGGCCCATCAATGATCGCCGCAAACCCAGTGGCTACCATTTTATCTGCCTCATCGTCTGGCACGGTGTAACTCGTCCCACCAGGAAAGGTGACCCGACCACCACGGCTGTTGATGGTGATCTCCTTGCTAACTGCAACTGTCTTCATGACTCACCCCCTGTAATAGGCAGTAAGGTTAATGGACCACATGTGGTGACCAGTCTCATCGTCGCCAAGGTAGAACGGAGAAGACTGATCCGCTTCCGTTCCCAGTAGGATGCCTGTCTCGTTGATCTTTTTCGTAGCTGCGTACACCTCATCGGCGATGGTTTTTCCACTGGTCCTATTTTTGGCGTTGCTACGCACCATGATTTGGATACCAGGAATCTGCAGGTTCTCACCAGAACCGCCATCCAAATAGACCTGGGGAGCCTCACCACCAGAAACGTCCACGAAGCACGCCAAAGCCGGCATGGATGAATCGTCCGGGTCGACAGCTCGCATCGGACCACGAAAGAGATTCGTGCCCTTTGTGAGCCCGGCCACAGCCGTGTCGATCTCGTCAACGATGATAACCGCTACGTCTTCACCCGTTGCCATCTCTAGTCCCGAGCCTCTTTAGGTTGCTTTGGTGCGCTTGCACGTACATTACCAAAACAGATGCCTCGTTTGTAGTTCTCCCACGCCTTTTTCTTGATCCAGCGCCTATACCCCCGCTTGTGCTTTTTTAGCGGCCTCTCGAGATACTTGGCACCACTACCACTACGAGTCCACGTGACACCAGATTGAGTCATCTCGTGCACGTACAGAGCGTACTTGGTGCCATACCCGAGTTCCACCACAGGGTCGAAGATGTCCTTCGGTGGTGCCACGTACTGGCTGCCCTTCAGTCTGCCATCCTTGACCGGCACGATCTCGTTGGAATCGGCCATGATTTGCAGACCTTTTTGATAGATAGCAGCCGCGAGCCCACAAGCCACCCTATTCCTGGCTCTCTTCATTTCTTTTGCCAGGGCCTTCGCGCCGAGTATCTGAATGCCGATGCTCATAGGAACACCTCATACAGAACCTCGTTTGGTGTCTTGCGTGTGGTGGACCACACCTCGATGGGCCGCTTCGATTCATCGGTGGCTGGGTCCTGCCCCGGGAGCCAAATGCTATCCGAAAGCACGATCTCTGTGGTCGTGAAGATCATGTAGTCTGCCTGGATCTCATTCCCTTGTGAGTTGACCAGCAGTTTCCTTTCCTTCTCCACTCGAGCCTTCACCGCCACAGGCGTGCCGTAGGTCTTATCACCATCTGCATCTCGACCAGTCGCACTGGCCTTGTAGATGGTCTGGTTGAACCAGGTTACGAGGTTGCTACCCATCAGACAAACCTCTTGTACCGATTCATCACTTCCACGACTGTCGGCGAAAAAGACCAGCCACCATAGGTGACCGAGTACTTGGACAGCTTCTCACTTTTCACACTGCCATCGCGGCCCTGACTGCGATACCGGGTGGTCACCATCTGAATCACCGCGTCTTCGATGTCGTAGGGCAACGTGCGGCCGGTGTCCTTGGGAAGGATGTACCCAGCGACGTAGGTTACCTCATACAGCTTTTCCTCGTTGCCGGGGTACGGTGTTTGCTCGATGTCGTTGACTACCTGTGCAGTCCACACCCATACGCCAGTCCGGTGGTACAGACTCCCTACGTTCGCGTCATAGATCTCGTACTCATCGGTTGCGAGCGCCGAACTGTCGTACTTAACCTCGGTGATGCTGATTAATGGCCACCGGTCGAGCAACATAATCTTGCCGCCATGGCCAGACTGCTTTTCGTCGGTGACTGTGGCTCGGCCCAACTGCCGGCCCATATATCCTTGCATGGCGTCGCTAGCTGAGTTGATATACCTGATCAGCAAGTTCTCGTCGCAACCGGTGTCGATACCCAGCTCTTCGACCAGTGTCTGATAGGTAGTCAGTGCATTGTCAGCGAGAGACGCCATGTATTAGCCTTTGCTTGAGCTGGTTTTCTTCTTAGACGTTTTCTTCTTTTTGGTCGTCTTCCTGAAGAACCCAGATGAAGATGCTTCCTCTTTTGGTGAAGCTCCCTTTTTCACGTAGTCACCGGCGGCGACTGTCGGCTTCTCCATGGCTTGCTTCTCTCCCGGGCGCTTGGCTACGCCAAGATTGACGAGCCGAGTAGCCTCCTTGATAGGGAACCACATGATACCATCCCCAGGGTTCCACTTCTGATAGGTCTGGGTGAATTTGATCGGTGCACAAAGCTCGCCTTTGATCATCCTGGGTTTGTATTCGTCCATGGTCCCTTTCCTTTCGTTTCAAGTCATACCAACAGGGCCGAGTGGGGGAGCGCTCGACCCTGCTGGTATGACCGCACCCAGCAGTAGCTGGGGTTGGTCCCACGGCCCCACGAGGGGACACGTAGGACCGTGTTCACTACGCGGTGGCTACCACGCTTGTGGCGTAACCATCGTTGTCATGCAGAGCGTCGGGTGCATCCTGCAGACCACCGAACACCAAATGCGCGCCACCAAGGGCAGCACTCACCGTGGTTGTTCCGGCTTTGGTCTGCTTTACGTTCACCCGGACATACCGCTTAGCGGTCTCCAGGCTCACCGGCAGCCCGACCTGCGAAGTGTGGTCGCCATCGACCGCCACATCCAACTCCTCGTCGTAGCTCTTCAGCTCGGCGGCATCGGACAGGTCCGATTCGTCGCCGTGCTCGACTTGGACGTTGAACGTCACAGTCGGTGACCCACTACCACTGCCCGTGGTGACCGCGAGACCAGCCACTGCCAGTGCGGAATCGTAACCGATGCGGTCTACGATCACACCGTTTACGTAGGTGTCGTCGGTGCTGACATCCTGAGGGACCAGCACCCCCTTCACGATGGTAGTGCCTCCAATATCTGTCATCGGCATCGTCATAACAATCTCCTATCGAAAGTTTGCGTTTTCCTTTGCGGCTCGCTACCCATTATGCCGGGGAGCAGCAGCCGGTTGGTGCCCGACTCACCAATTCAAATCATCAGGTCGCCGGGATGCTGCTCCACTTGACGGCCTCGATCACCGAGATCTCCTCACCACGCTGCCTGGCACCAAGGTCGGTGGACAGGAGCGCCCGGATCACGGTCTGGTTCTGGCTGACTGCGGACCGCACAGTACCTGCGCTGTCCACGTAGGCCGCACCGTCGAACACGTCGATCTGGATGGTCTCGTCGTCGCCGATGACGATCTTGTCCATGTCGGCAAAATAGACCTCAGATTCGTCGGTCCCAGTACCCAGGTTGCGCGGAACACTGGTGGTGTAGTCGAACGGGAAGCCGAACAGCGTACCGTCCTTCATCTCGTCCTTCCACACCAGGTTGGAATTCGCATCACGCGCGGTCATGAGACCCTTCTTGGTCTCGGGGTTGATGATCCAATGGCCGTTCATGATGTCGACATCACTGTCCTCAAGATTGAAGATAGCGGTACCGAGATCGTCGGTCACATTGGCTTGGTTGACGGTGGAGTTGGCGTCGAACTTGTGGTCGGAAGCTGCCCAATAGAGCAGTCCCTTGGGTGCCGCTTCGCTTCCGAGCCCACGAATGAACGCCACATCCTCGGCCACCGACAGCGCCCGAACCAGGTCCTGCTGCACGATGCCATCGGCCCGGTTGCCGGTATGGCGCAGGAGCTTGTTGCTGATCGGAACGATAGCCACCAGCTCCTTGCCGCGCAAGGTGAGCTGCCCGAAGGTCATGGTGGTTGCGTTCACTGCCTCAGCCTCACCAGTCCACTGCGCCACAGCACCAGAACCGATGTACGGCATCTGCATGGTGCCGCTCTCCAGTGGTACTGAGGTCGCGCCAGCCTTGCGGACCACAGTGCGAGCCGACAGCAGCTCGATGATCTCGGCCGCGAACTCGGGCTCGACCAGAGCGCCACCAGAAGTGAACTCGGCCTCAGCGAGTGCCTTGTGCACCATGGGGTCTCCACCACCCTTGAGGGACTTGAGGAACCCTAGGGTAGCGTCCTTGTTGCCGTGCCCCACGGCGATGGCACGCGCCAACTGACCCAGCGGGTACTGCTTGCGCTGACTCATGGAAGGCACATCGTCGGTGTCGTTTCCGCCAGCCACCAAGCCCTGAGCCTCATCGGCAATGCGCTTGTCGGCCTTGTCCTTGGCTTCTCCGATCCTGTCTGCAACAGCCTTGGAGGCTGCTTCCTGCACCATCTTGTACAGGTCGTCTCGTGTCAGTTTCATCTTGTTCCTCCTGTCAGGGCAGCCTGCCAGTCGTTCTCATGACTGCATGTGAGACTGCCTCGTGAAACACGTTGTTGATTTCCTCCTGATCCATGTCCAATTCAATCAAGTCGTCACCTGACCTTGTGTCGGTGATCTCGATCCCTTTGTCGTCGTCCACCAGCTCGAGAATCTCTTCGGTGGTCTCCTCTGTGGTGTCCTCGGCCGGCTCTTCCTCAGTGCGTTTGCTCGCACGGGAGAGAATCTGCCCGATTCGCCTGCGGGAATGGCGCAGCAAGATCTCATTCACACTCGATAGGGATTCCCCCATACCAGCGTACAGATCTTCCACCAACTTGCAAAGATCATAGACCTGCTTGTCGACTCCGTCGTCGGCCTCATCCTCGACAGTAGGTGTCTCAGGGCTCGTGTCCTTCGGCTCGGCAATAGGGGCCGTCTTGTCATCTTCCTGCTCGGCCTCTTCTGATTCGGGTGCTGCTGCCTCGAATTCCGGTGGTTCCTTGTCAAACTCGCGGTAGTGCCTGGCAAGATGTTCATATACGCCACGACGGTCCTCCTCGGGAATGTCCACTCCGCCACGAGCGCCGAGCAGCGCTCCCATCGCAGCTGCAGTTCCTGCCCAATTCAGTGTGTATTCGCCATCCGGCCAGTGGTGAGGGAGCTTGTACCCGCCTTTCACGTCGGCGTTCTCCGAGTCCACCCACGTCGAGATGTGCATCATGTCCTCGATTTCGGCGTCCGCCACAGCGGCTGGGCCGTCCCACTCTTGGTCTTCATCAGCCTTGGGTGTGCCATCGGGGTGAGCCGCATCCCAACTGATTGCACCCTTGCTCTCTGCCTTGTCCTCATCGTCGGTGGATTCATCAGACTCGGCACCGGTCTCATCCGCTGGGCTGATGGGGTCGCCTTCCTCAGCTACGTCTTTAGTATCGACGTGCTGTCCATCCACACCATCAATGTCCACGAACTCGATAAGCTCGTCGCTCTTGATGGCAGTGGTCTCGCTGCTGGTGATCTCGATGCTCTCGGATAGTTCCTTGACGAGCGACTCGAGATCTTGCTTGGGAATCCATAGGCCCGAGTTGTCGCTTTTCTCGAGTGCGGACCCGGCCCACTCCTTCAGCGGTTGCAGGTCCATCCCTTTGGCGCTCGCC